GTCTACCTTGCCATCGTCTAGACCTTTTTGGAGGTCATCGGCGAAGGCAGGTAAGGTGATCGCCAGAAATGGCATCCCCTCGTGTTCGACACGACTCACGATCGTTTTCCAATCGTGAGTGGTGCTAACGCGACACCAGGTTCCCCTATCAAGGAGAACCTCCCGCAAGAGACACATGAGGCTTTTCATGGCCCCCTCCGATCTATATCGGACGGTGAGCCATCCCGACTCATGCGTCTACCGTGGACCTGCTCCTCTCATTTCTGAGAGGTCAGACCGATCAGCTCTCACCCCCGAGAAGGCGGGTGGTTGCTGCACCGGAAGTAGCAGTGAGATAACCCGTGAGGGCATCCACAATCTGCTTCTGCTCCGTAACCGAGAACCCAACCTTAGGAACATCCACGACAACATAGCAAGACATGTTGAAGGGGGTGTTCTGGGCCGGGTACAGCGGATCCGGAGCAGTCTTCCGGAAATCAAGGCGCGCCACACGACGGTTCCGCTTGCCATAGGCATGCGAAATCGTCAAGGCAGTGTTTCCGTCAGCCGAAGCGTAGACGGAAGCACTGTCACGAACGCTCGTCCGAGGAAGAGAGTTCGCGACCGCATTGATAGTAACGGTCTGAGGGTCGGCAAACGCCACGAGATGACTCCTGCGAGGATCGGGTATCCTCAACCTGCACAGGCTGTGCAGGTTGAGTGTTGCTCGGACCTGGATCACAGCTAGCAACGGTCCCGAGGAAGAGACCGATGAGAGCTGCGATCCCGGCAGCTGCAAGAGACCAGAGGCAACCTAGACCAAAAGTCCTTTCGGACTCATAGTCAACGGTAAATGCCACTGACTCCGGAACGTTCTCGATACGATGACGTCCCGTCACAGCTGCCCCCTCCCGCGGCTAATTCCTAAAGCCGCGAGAATCGCCCATTGGGTATCTGAGAAGGTACCCAGGTCCAGGGCGAATCCGTAGGGGCTTGCCTTGATTCGCTTCTTCACGATAGTAGTGAAGGATTGAGTCAAGGCTGGCGAACCAATCCCAGCAAAGGACTGGCCCGTCAGGGTGTAGGTATCAGTGCACTTCCAAGTGCACATCATATACCCCCACCTCAAGACGAGGTTGTCTCTCGATAGCCTCGACATATTGGTCATAACATCACCAATATTCGAGACCCAATCGACAGCCCAGCTCCACGGTGTAAGCTCCCAGAACAGCTCTGGAGTTAAATCCAGGCCAAACGTCGAACGTAAGTTCGCCGCCGCCCTACGTGTCTTTTCCAAGGCATTATCTCCCTTGGGATAAAGATACGTATAGGCTCCTGAGAACCACATTCTGGACTCAGTGGTCCGAACGCGGACGAGCTTACCCGTGATCGCATCGTAGGCACCAGTTGATCCGGTCCTTAGGGCAGGAGAACCTGGCCAAGGATTCTTCACAACTTCCTCGGCACCTACAGTGCGCTCCAACGGGAACACATACCGGCGTCGTACAAGACGACCCGAATCGCGCTCGAGTTGCGAAATCCGCTTGTCAGCGGTTTCCGCAGCTCGCCAGATATTCTGGACATCTGAGACGAGAGGTAAAGCACCGAACTCGACATTCAAGAATTCATCGGCAGAGCCGGTGAACTTGTGTCGTTTAAGGTGCTTTCCAGGAAGGGTGGGAAGTCCCTCCCTTAGCTCGCCCAGAAACTGCGCTGTATGTGCGACAGGATTTGTTGGAATAGTCCTAGCGATAGCAGTAGCCCCCTTACCTTCCATCTGTCTTTGCAGATCAGATGGAGGAGTGGGCCACATTGTATCACCAGGTCCAACAGACGAGCTGTATGCGAATACAGGCCCGTTGTAGGAGTACGAAAAGAGACCAGTCTGCCTTTGTATACGGCCCTCGAGACGAGTGCCA